CTCTTAGGACCATAATCCATATTCTTTTGATTTACCACTTTATCAATAGAAAGACTTTCACATGTTGTAGTAAATAATGGAATTTGAGAACTTATCTCTGCAGCCCAGAATGTATTGTACTGATAAAAGTTATCACTCTTAGTGTAGGTGATAGTTTTACTTTCAGCATTAAGAATAGGATATTGCATGTAAGCTTTTAAGTTGTGTAAAGGTTTGGCCACAAGTTCTAGCACACCAGAACTCTGTTGTCCATTATATAGAATAGCTTTGTTGAACCATTTATCATTTGTTTCTATTCTTGTATTATCATCAAACACTCCATTGAATATAGGAAAGTATTCATATGCCTTAGTGTAATCTTTTACATTCTGAAGGATTTCATCTTGATATTTATAAGCAAATGGGTATTCAATAACATATGGTTTTATTTCTCCATAGAAAGAATTATACAAACTTATATTAGTTAAATGTCTCCATATACAAGCAGTTACAGATTCTGTATATGTTGATTGTGTAAAGTCTGTTTGATTAAATGTCTTCAATGAAAAGGTTTTTGATAACTTGCATTTACCTATAGAAGTTACAGTTATTGTTGTAACATCTGAATTTACAACATAACTAACTCCACGAATTAATACTTTCTTAGGTACATCCGTAGCTAAGACATCACCAAATTCAGTAGTGATATCAAAAGGACCAGCCTTAGAACCAGATTTTGTTAATTTCAATGTTACAAGTTTTGTACTTCCCATAATATTAAACAGTTGTTGTTGTTGTGGTTGTACTACTACTGCTAGTAGTTGTTGTTGTTGTAGGATTATATATTGTAGATGTAACGCAAGAACTAATTTGAGTTCCTGTAGTAATATCAATATTTAATGAATCTACAAAAATTAATTGGTATGGTGATGTTCTATCTAAGATGTAGGTATTTCCCATATCATTTGCTATAAGTATACTACAATCACATTCAAATAAATAAACTGGTTTGTCTACTACAGTAGTTGTAATATCTATTTCTAATTCAAGAACTCCAGTGATATAATTATATTGAGATAGATAATAATCATATGTTATACTATCTTGTGTAACTATAAGTAGTTCTCCTGTAACAGTATATAAAAGATTAGACCAAACTATTCTATTAGCAGGTAAATTAAATATTATAGTACTAGTTGAAGTTAATGTTGTAACATCTATTTCAACTATATTTTGTGGAGAAACAGAATCATCAACTGCTATTAATGTTGTATTATCTTTAGCAACTATTCCAGTAGATGTTGTGAACCCAACAGGTAATGTTATTGTTCTATTAAATACAGCACTGAATGGATTTAATACTATGTTCCATTCTTTAATATCTGTATCAATAGACCAGAACTTAGTTGATGTCAAAGCTATTGCAGTTGATTCTACATATCCTGGAATGTTCAATGTATACATTAAAGAAGTATCATTATAATTAACATATGAAATATTATCATTTGGCCCATTAAATAATAAACCACAACATTCAGATACATTTGGAACTATTGTAGTTGTTGTATCTACAGTACAAGAACAACTATCTATTTCTACAACAATACCACCTTCAATATGATATACTAGATTATCACTCCAACTTTGTTGTGCAAAATACCAACCATCAGGAACTAATGTACAATCTAATGAATTTGCATCATAAAAAATAACTGAATTAAGTTCTAGTGAATTAGCTGAAGCTGAGAATGCAGTCATTGTAATTGAAGGACTATGGAAATTAGTCAACAATAAAGCATTACAAACTTCTTCTTTACTGCCAGTAAAGTTTACAATAGGATCTGAATCTATTTGATATTCTGAATAGAACACTATAAATAAATTTAATATTCCTCTACTACATATAGTAGTAGTTGGAACTGGGGGAACTGTAATCATACCTTCTCCTTCTAATATACAATCTGTTAATACTACTGTTCCTTCTAATGTACAATCTACAACTACTATAGTAGTAGAGGTAGTTGTAGTTGAACTGGTACTAGTAGTACTAGTTGTAGGAGCAAATTTACCTGTGTTTTCTCCAACAAGCATTGTAAAATCAGCTTCAATATCTGTACAACATCCATTAATACCAGAATAGAAAAAGTTATTTTCTGCAATATACCAATTAGGAATATAGCTATGGAAACTTACCCAAGACTTAGTATTAAAATTAAATGATATTGTCCAAGATTTATTACAGAAAAATTCAGGATCTGTTAAATATACTTGAGTTTTAAGAATTACATTATTAACAAGATCTTCAATATAAAACTCTCTTGTTAGATAATCATACTTAATGTCTGGATCAATAGGAATATAATCTAATTTAGTAAAAATAACTCTATCAAACTTACTATCATATACACCATGAAGTCCAACTCCTGTATAATTATTATCTGTATCAACACCAGGTATAGTTAATGTTTGTCCATTTAATGTAACTTGTTTACTTGGAAAATATCTAATTATTTCAAATGCTAGATGGTCTGTAAAGAATCTATTCATACCACTACCAAATGCAGAAAGATCTACAGCTTGTGTACCAGAGATTAAAAATATTTGACCTCTTTTAGCATCCACTGTAATTTGTCCTTGTGGAATTTTTAATAAGAACTTATTCTGACTTCCCACATATCCAAGATCTGTTTCAGCAAAATCAATAGGAGGTGCTCCTGCAAATAAATTAGGATTACCTAAATATGCAGCTTGTGGATTACTTGTATCAACAGTTAATAAATTGTTATACATTAAAGATTTATTTTCAAATCTAGCAAGTACAGCTTTATTCTGAATACCATCTAATGATATAAGTCCTCCATAGTTTTGAGGAAAATCAAAAGATGATGTAGCTCCATAGCTTAACCAGTTATTAACTCTATTATCAGCATTAGTTTCTTGAGCATCTGAATAGATAGCTCTAAATGGATAATATGTATAACAAAATTGTTCTTTCCAATCTTGTGGTAGATGTGTAAATACATTTTCTTTATTCTGTTTAGAAAATGTTATATTATAATAATATGAATTATCTTGAGCTATAGGAACAAAAGTTTCTTGTACCCAATCATCAGGAATACCTGTAGATACATGTGGCCAGAAATCACCTTCTCTATTATTAAATGCTTGTCTAAGATCTGTATTATAAGAACTCTCACAATAGAAATTAGGCACTCCATATGCAAATAAATAGAAGTATCCATCATAAAATGTTCTTAATGTACCAGCTATACCACCTGCTCCACTAGGTGCAGGATAACTTGCAGGATTAGTAGGACAATCAAAATTATGAGCTTTGTATGAAATTATATTAGCCATTAATGTACCTCCTGCTAAATAGTTTTCTAATATAGATCTAGCTGAGTGCCAGTATTTAGGATAGGCTACATTACCAATCTCATCATAAAATATATCACTATCATCAGGAGCATTAACTCTATTATCTATAAAAAATGGTATTTTTGTTTTGAATGCAAATCTACTTATAAATGTATCTCCACCAAATACAACATCTGAAGACACTGTACCAGAACTCATATTTATTTGATATCCTGTATCAATTGTATCATATGAGTACATTTGTCCCCATTGATTATTAAATATATTTTTCATAGAAGCATAGTATGAAACTACACTTATATCTTGTTCTTTTGTAGGTGTATCACATACATTACTTCCACTAATAGTAAGTCTTGATTTATCTACAACAATACTGTTTCCTGCAGAATCTAAAAGACTATTTGTTTTACTAGGAAAAGGAAGTGCACTTAATGGATTACCAAAGTTTGTTTCTTTTGTTTTAATAAATACTGAAGATTCTCTTTGCCAGTTATTTATATTAACTCCTCCTGGTTCTCCAACAGATTGTACAACAGGAATTAAATATCTTGTTATGTCAATAGGTCTTTGTTTAATACCAAGTCCATTTTGTATTTCAGAACTATAATCATAACTAGCTATTGAGTTGTATGAATATGCATAATTCTTTCTTGTAATACCATTAATGTAAATAGTTAAATATGCTTGGTATGCTGTAAACATAGCAGTAGCATTAAATTGACTAGTTGTAATAGCAGCTATTGCAGCTGAACTATTTAAAGCATCAACTTGAGCTTCTCTAGAAAGAAGTTTATATTTAGCGTTATTTTTAACTGCTACAAAATGTGCTCTTCCTCTACCATATATAACATTTTCCAATTTTAAAACTTGTCCTAAAAATGGTTGACCAAATGAAGTTTCTGGAGAATTAAATACTTGTCTATATTTAGAAGCATCTGTATCTAATCCTTTTAAAGGTTGAGATTCAATACAAGGTAATGTACTTCTTCTCCCTCTATAAACATTAACTCCTGTTGATACTCCATCAGGATTAGAACTACATCCACCTCCCCAAAATGCTCTTCCTCCATCCACATTACCATCATATGCATTTCCATATTCAATAGTATTTAAAGGTTGTATAGGTGAATCCATCAATTGAGCTTCATATGCTATTTCTGGAGAACGATCTCGTACATATACAGAACCACCTACTGCAACAACTATATAAAAATTTATAAGGCCTGCATATGGTGCGTTCTCAGCTCCAAAATTCCAATTATATTGAAGACATGAATTTACATTTAAAGCAAATGCTACTGGTGATTCCCAAACCATACTATATCCATAAGGAGTTGTATATGCAGGAACTCTAATTACATCATAATTAGCTGGAAGTACAGTTGCTCTACCACTTAAAATTGTTGGTCTACCAATACAACAAAATTCTACTATAGGAACATTGTTAACATTTCTTCCTGAACTTGGTCCAGTATATATTATAGTTTTTTTCTTTGTTAAATAATCATCACAATCTATATATTGATATAATATTTCTTGCCAAGCAATTATTAACCAAGCACTACACTCATCTGAAAAAGCATTATTAGTTGAATTTAAAAAAGGATCTTCTTCAAGATCATTATATGGATAATTAGGATAGTAGAAATCTTGTGTTTCTCTTGTATACTTTCCTACATTTCTTAATATTCCCTTTCCTACAATAGATTTATTTGTACCTCTATTTCCTCTAACTATTTTATATCCAACAATATCAGATTTTTGATCTGATGTTAATGAAGAAGCAGCAATAAGTCCTTGTATTTGTTGAAAATCTATTTTAACACCTATTGGAAAAACTGAATCATTTTGCATAACCATCGAAGCTGAATCAACAAATAATGCTGATTCAAAATGTGGAGAAACTAATACATCAGGAAACTTATGATGTCTAATAGGTGTATCTGCAAGATCACCCCATACATCAACATTACAAGGATATTTTTCTGTAGATTCCCAATAAGCAAATTCTCCATATTGATATGGTGTAGCATTACCAATATTAACACCAATAGCATTACCTATAACAGAAGCTGTATTATATATTTTCCAATAAGGACTATAGTTTGTACCTGGTTCTGGTTCACCTATAAAATCAGGATCAGTAGTTAATATATTAGGTTGAAGTCTTTCAAAAGAACTTAAAGCTCTTCCAGGTATATGAAATCCATCTGTTTGTTTTCCATTTTTTAATAAGAATACTATCTCAAATGCATACACTTCATCACGAAGATATCCACGTAAGTTTGTAGCATTTAGCTCATCAACATAATTTTCTGTAGCAGGTATTTTATAAGTTTCCCATAAAAGGGTTATTTCATTAGCAATAGATTGATAGTTAAGTCTATCTATAGATGTAAGATTATCCCATACAAGAACATCTTGCACAGCTGTAAGATCTTGTGCAATATCATAATATGGATACTTCTCAAATATATCAGCAATGGTTAAACGTTGCTGTGTAACATTTTGTCCTGTATATGTAATTTGTAAACTAGGAGTATCAATAAAATATGTTCCAACTAATTCAACAGAAGTAATATCATTTATTGTTTTAATTACAGCTAAATTAAAATATTGAAATTGTCCAGTAATATCTAAATTAGATATATCAAGTGTAATTGATTTTCCAACAGGATAATCAAAATTAATACTTGTAACAAATGTATCAGCAATAGGTGTTGGATTTGTTACAGAGTAATATGATGTATATGAATTACCAACTGGATCACAATATTGTATAGCAAATTGATATGTGCCTGATATAAGAGTTCCTCCACCAGTTATAATATCAACTACACTTAATTTAGGAATATTGAAATTTGGTTGCATCTTTAATTGATTACAATCTAATTGATCAGTATAGTCAGGATCACAAAGTAAAGAGCCAGGTGCTAACGTGTAAGGAATATTATTAATATCTAAATATCTTCTAGGATTATAACCATCTGTCCAATATATCTCTGTTGTACAGTTTGTTATCTTATGTACAACTTTATGTATAGGAAATTTAATGCTAAAATTAAGACAAGGTGCACTTACTAATGTACGATAGATACAATCATTATTATCCATATAACCAATTTCAGAATCTAGAGTTATAGGATTAGTTATAAAAAATATATGTTTATTTTTTTCTTGAATAAAGTAGGTACCTATTAATTGAAAGTCTGAAGGAAATTGTACACAAAACTCATTTCCCTGTTCATTCTGATAATTAACAGAACTTGCATCAAAGTTTTCTAAGGCAGCATTTAATGCATATGTAAGAGTACCTGGTTTAATCTGGTTCAAAGTTTGATCCATGTTTAAACCTGCATTACCACTATTATATTCTTGTCTTATGTTACCTTCTTGTTGTTCAGCCATGATACATATTAATTATTACGTCTTCTACCATATCTATTAGTACGGTTAGGAAGTTCATACATATTGAATCTGTTAAGATCATTTTTAATTCTTCTTTGTTTCTCCCAAGCAGTTTGTTTCTTTATTTCAATATCAGCCATTATATAAGCTTCTTCATAAGCTTGTTTGTGATACATCATCTTCTGTTGTAACTGATTAAAAGTTTCATCATTAGTTTGATTTGTAAGAGTTTCAAACATTTTAAACTTAAGGAATGCTTCTACATATTCTCTAATACGATAATTATCAGGAATCATTTGATTTCCTATTTGATCATACTCTGTAGCATAGAACAATAAATGAACTGTTCCATTTCTAAAATTAGTTACAAACTTATTATCTCTAATATCAAAACTATCATAACTAGCAGCACCAGGAGTAAACTCATGAATAGGAAGAGCTTCTTTATAGAATTCCCAATTGTTAGTATACTCCACTCCACAATTTTGTCTTGCAGATATATTACCAGGCTTAAGTAAATATTGATGAGTAAATCCTCTAGCTACAGTGTTATTTGTTTTATATACAGCTTGAACTAATGTTGGCATACATGTACCATCGCATTGTGGAACTTGGCAACCAGGTTGATTACAAGGAGTTCCTCCAATAGTTAATGGAGCCACTTGAATAGTGGTAGCTGAAGCAGCTTGAGAATAAAATGAATTAGCTGATTGATATGGATATCCAGAAACTTCTGTACACATCCAAGCTTCTCTTACAGCATAAAAGTTATCAGGAAGTCTTGCTTGGAAATCTTCTATAAATAAAACTTCTTCACTTATTACAAAAGTAGTTCTTCCTAACTTCTTTAGAGCTTTGTCTAAGTAAGTAGGAAATAAAAGATCATCTATTGCACCAGTATCAAAATAGCTCTTAAGCTCTTCTTTAACTGTTGAATAGACAGGCTCTGGGGATACAAAATTATATTTATAGTAATTTGACATAGTTCATTATTTTTTCCATTCTTTGTAAATGTGTTGATACTTGTCGCTGGTTTTTAAATAGTGTGATAGAAGTCTTGAAGTGAGTCTAGAAGGTTTGAAATACCATAGGTCAGAATTTTTGAAACGTGCTGTGGGTTTAAACCACATCCAACCAAAAAAATAACCTTCTGTATGATAATTAAAGTTATATATAATCTTTCCTTTCTCTTTAGTTTTTTGCCAGTCGATTGGTAAGTTAACAAATTCTTTTCCATCAGCTAGTTTTACTTTTCTTCTTTTCTTTTTATTGATAGAGAACTCTCCAAACCCATAAGGGAGTTTTGCTTTATCACCAGTTTCTAATATATACTCTTTAAAGAATTCATTATAAGTGTAAATGATATTTCTCCACTCATCGTACGTAAGAGTTATAGAAGGGTGTTTTTTGCAGAACTGATTATAGTTGTCTTTACTAGAACTTCTCCAATCAATCTTTGTTCTCATTAATTAGTTGGTTTTGAGTTTGGTGATTGACCATCTATTCCTTCTTGACTTACATCTGTTTTAAGATTAAAATATGTAGATAGAAGTTTTTGAGATGTAAGTTGTAACACTTGTTGTTCTAGATATCCAGGAAGTGCAAATTCTTTATCTAATGGATTTTTACATAGTTCTTCAGTAGTGTATTCTGGAGTTCCGCATCCACATTCTGGATACATGATTTCATTCTCTACATCTTCTTCAAATAATGCAACAAATCTAATTGCTTTAAGTAAAGGATTGTTTACATATAGATATCCATTAGATATCCAGTAGTATTCTTCATTCTTAATTATAGGAAGTTTTAAAAGATTTATATATCTATTGATAGTTATTTCTTTTAACTTCTTTCCTTGACCACTCATAGCATTAATAGAATAAACTCCTTGTATTACATATTGGTAATTACCTTCTGATATACGTGGAAGTTTAAACTTAGTTCTAGCTATGCTACATTCATCTACATAATTGCAACATTCAGAAATAGATACTTCTACCATTTCCAAACAAGGGATGGTAGTAAATAATGTATCAGTTGCCCATAACTTTCTTAAATTGGTTTCTCTCTTTATAAGTAATAGAGCATTGTTTCTGATCTCAGAAGCAATAGCTCTATCTGTAATAAGACTATCAGTAGAAAGTATCTTGTGGACACTTCTAACATCTGATACTAATTTTCTTAATGTTGCCATAATTATATTCGAGTTTCAAACTCTGCTATCTTACCTAGATTAAGATCATAGACTAAAGCAAGAGCTGCACGTACTGAGTGTACGAAGTTATTATCTAAGTGCCATCTATCAGTTCCTGATAAACTAGGCATTTGTTGTATTCTTACTCCCTTAACCTCTTTAGCCATATAGTGATGTTTATCACCTGTATGTATCTCTCTATAAACAGCATCACCAAATTGGTGACTATATTTAGGATGTGTTGCAAATAACAATGGTAAGTCATCTAACTTACAATTACCATGATGCCATCCAATAAATGTATTTCCTAATGTCAATCCTTTAATAACTGAATGTTCTCTCATAAACTCTACATCCAATGCATCTTTAAAATAAATATCTAATGCATGAGCTAAGTAAAAAGATTTAGTTCTGTCATGATTTCCTTGTACAAGGATTACATGTACAGTGCTAGAATGTTGTCTCAACATATTGATTGTATCTACAAGAACAGCGAATCCTAATTCATATTCTGAATGATAATCCATTATAGTGTCTTGTGGTGTGCCCTGTGTAGTTTGATGTTGATAGTTATCAGTGTGAAAGAAATCATTTGATATAGGCAACACTACAGTGTTTACATTGTAATTAGCTTCCACTTTCTTAATCAAAGACTGAGCCATATTAAAATATGTTAACGCTCTGTTTGTTGGATCATTATCACCATCTACCACTCTCTTAGCTAAATGATAATCAGATATAGATATTTCTACATCTACGTACTCTCTACTATCGGTACGATCTACTTTAGAGATTGATATATTATTTGGTTTGTAGTTTTGTAAAAACTTAGCAAAGTCTTCAGGAGAGTAGTCTTTTGCTTGTTTTAGTTTTGAAAAGACTGAGGAAGTAAACTTCCCACTTGGTAACATCTTAGACCAGTAGTTGGTTATGATGTATTTATCTAGATTTATCTTATGTAGCTTAGCTAATTCAATATCATCTTTAGGTTCATAATCAGATATGATTGTACTTTCTAGTGTACCTTTTTCAACATTAACTTTACGTTCTTCTGTATAGTTTCTTGCTATCTCTGCAGGTTGTTCATTATCTTTCTCTTTAAGTTCTTTCATGAGCTCACTCACTTCAAACTCACTTATTCCTAATCTTTCAGCATAGAACTTTTTACTTTTCTTTTGCGTTAATAACTCTTCTAATCTGTATAACAAGTGTTGATTTTCAGACATATGTGTTTATATTAGTTAAAAAATATTGTAAAGATAAACAATTGTTTTTATATATTCCAAATAATTTTAGTTAGAGATAGAATTATTTATAACCAAATTAGTTATAAAACAAAAACTCCCCAAGAAAAGTCTTGAGGAGAAACCTTGTAAAACCAACAAAACAAGGATTTTTTATTAAGGTAGAGTTGTAGATGTAGTTGTTGTACTACTACTTGATGTACTAGTAGTGGTAGTTGTTACTTCATCTAAGACTATGTCTATATAATTAACACAATCTCCAGTAGACATTATTCTAATAATAGTTGTGTAATCTGGTACAGCTGCAGAAGCATATCCTGCAAGTAATGACGCTTTAGAAACTCCTGATTCAAATGCTGATGTATAACCATCAAGATCTGAATATAGATTAAAAGGACCTGAATCAGCCCCAGCTGTTGTTAATGTTATTAATACTGTCATATATATTTGATTTATTGATTTATTTAATCTTGTGCTACACGTACTGAAAAACCTGAACTTTTTCTTTGATTAGATGTATATAAATCATCAGTAGCAGAACTAAGACCTCTATAAATTGCATTACTTGAATTTAATTGTGTTGATGTCCAAAAAGTTCCATAATCACCAGGACTATAAAATCCTCCAGTTATACCATTACGATTTCCTGCAGGTAACCCTGTAAATCCAGTACTATTAGTTGCTCCAGCATTTGGTGGTGACCAAAGAGAAGTACCTACTTGTTTCATTTTTCCACCAGTTGTATTTGTATATCCAGCTGGGTTAATTATATTATAATAACATGACCATTCATTATTTGAAGGAATATGATACCCCACAGGAGCCAATCCTCGTGGATCGTTCACAGCGTACCAGTTATATAGTTTTCCATAGATTGCTTCATTAGCAGGATTATTATCAACATGACACCATGCACCTGTAGTTAAAGCTGCCCATCCAGCATCTGGCCCAACACCTGAACTTACGTATTCAGGAATTGTATCACCATTTCTATATGTTGTTACATTTAGGTTTGTAGTTTGAAATATAGGAAAGAAACAAAGTGTTGTTGTAGATGTAGTGGTTGGTGCAGTAGTTGTACTAGTAGATGTTGATGTGCTTGTACTAGTAGATGTTGATGTGCTTGTAGAACTACTACTTGTAGTTGTTGAAGTGGGTGGTACTGTAGTAGTACTTGTTGTTGTAGAAGTACTAGTTGATGTACTTGTAGAAGTAGATGTTGAACTAGTTGATGTTGATGTGCTTGTAGATGTACTAGTTGAGGTGGATGTACTAGTAGATGTGCTACTACTACTTGTAGTGGTAGTTGTTGGACAACATATAGCAAGTTGGCCATATATGTTAGTTATATCTTCTTCTATAGTTTTTATACTTTTAGTAATATTTGTTACATTCTCTGTAATTTCATTTACACCAATTATAGTATCACATATAACAGTATCAAACTTAGCAAGAATTGTATTTAAACCATCACATGTATCTACATCTGTACAAGGAAGTGGAGTGCCATCATATGTGACAGCACTCGTTCCTATTATTGTTGTATTGTTTATTTGAGAGCAATTTGCCATCTGTATTGATTTTTAAATTAAGCTGGACAACTACCAAAGGTTATTAACCAAGTAACACAATCATCGTAATCTGTAAAATTTGATATTACTCTTGTTGGTACACCTGGAATTGGTGTTCCAGTAACTACCTCGTAAGGATAACCATCTGTTGCTGTAAATACTGAAGGTAATGTAGCCACAAGTATTGGAGCATATGCAACATATTGTGTTGTTGAATCACAACATCCAAATAACTCTAAAACCATCATTGCTGTAGTTGTAGTGGTAGTTGTTGGAGCAATAGTTGTTGTACTTGTTGTTGTACTAGTTGATGTACTAGTACTAGTTGATGTGCTTGTGCTACTACTTGTAGTTGATGTAGATGTTGATGTTGAAGTTGATGTGCTTGTGCTAGTTGTAGAACTTGAACTAGTAGTAGTGGTAGTTGGAGTAGTACAAATTGTTCCATATGTTGTTAATACATGTGAACCTCCACCAGGTGGAAAAGGAGTAAAAATAGGAGTTGTGTTTGGATAAACACATATAGTTCCTGAATTATTTGTTACATCTTTTTGATCAATAATTGTCAATACACCATTACAATTTGTGTATTCTAAATTTGCTAAGTTTTCTCCAACAGATTCCCATTCCCATATTGCACATGGTCCCACAGTGGTTGTAGTAGTAGTTGTAGGTAAACAAAGTGGACCTTGATTTCCTTGAACACAATCAGCTCCAACTGTAATAAATACAAGAGCATCATCTGCAAATCCTTGAGACCCACAAACTTTTATAATTTCATTACCATTAATTCCACTATTAATACTATCACCTAAACAATCATTATAAAATATAACATGAGGATCTTTATCTGTATTTTCAAATGTTAAACATTCACAAGGAATAGCTGTTGTACTTGTTGTTGTTGTAGAACTTGTACTAGATGTACTACTTGTTGATGTTGTTGTACTAGTTGGAGGAGTACAAGGACCATTTGGTATTACAATAACAGTTCCAGGAACAGTTAAAGGACTATTTGTTACAACACAAATATTTGTATCTCCTGGTAATAATACAATAACTTCTTGTTCTTGTGTAGTACAATCAGTAATTATTATACCTACTGGTTGAACTCCTGTATTATTCAATGAGAAGTTTTCACAAGGATGTATTGTTGTTGTGCTTGTTGTAGTAGAACTAGTAGAAGTTGTTGTACAACATACAGCTAATTGATTGTATATATTAGTAATATCACCATTGATAGTTATTATCTGTGTAGTGATATTATTAATTTGAATATTTAATATATTAATCTGTGTTAATAAATTACATATAATACTATCAATCTTTTCTAATATAACATTAAGTTTATCACATGGTTCAGCTGTTGTACAACTTAATGCAGGACCATCATAAACAATAGTACTAGAAGCAGTTAAATTAGTGCTACATGGATTGTTATTACAACCAGTGTTAGTGATTGTAGAACTACATCCACAAGGAGTATTTAAAACTACATCTGTACAACAAGGATTTACTGGTAAATATGGATATGCCATCTTATTAATTTATTAAGGTCTGTATTGAATATAGTAACAAGGAAGTGTTGGTTGAATATTTGTATGTGCTCCACTTCCTCCTTGATGAGCATTAGTCACTAAAACATTTAATGGACCTAATCCTGTTTTTTCTGTACTTGTAGCAGGATGATTAAGTGTACTAGAACCTGATTGTGAATTTATATTACTTGGATTAGCGACTGGACCAACCACTCCAAATGAAGCAGCTGAGTTAACACCTGCAAATCCTTCAACATGATAATGTCCAGGATCATTTATAACAACGGTAGCAATATGCGTATGATCTGGTATTTGTGGTAAAGTTAATGTAGTAGTGTTAAATCCATATACAGAGTTTAATGCATAACTAGGATTACCACCACCAGGAATTGTTCTAGCAGGAAGTGTTAAACCGCCCATAGATCCATCTGTTGTACCTACACCAACAACTCCTCTTTTATCTGGTGTATTGTTATTCCCATTACAAAGATATATTTTTTCAAATGGACCTGAGACAAGTCCTGCACCTGTGCCATCAAAATTACCTACTATAGGACCATAATATTCAACTACAGCATAAGGAACCATTCTATTATAATATTTTGAACTATAACCTGTATCATCTAAATACTGTTGAATCAATATATCAAGTTGATCAAGTTTTACATATACATTAGGTAAATTATCTAATAATGAAATAAAAGAAGCATTTAATGCACAAAGTTTATTTATAGTAGCTTGTACAATAGCATGTGTATCTGAAGAGCTGGTTACTCCTGTTAAGCAATTTGCTGGTAAAGTGTAATCAGCATTTAATACAGCAAGTTCTGCCACAATTACATCAACTTGTTCTTGAAGATCACAACTAGCTTTTATAAGAGCTGATAATATATCATTTAATGAAAGATCTCCACAAGTAGGAAGATATTTATCAACTAAGTTACAAATGATTTGAGGATCAATGATAGGTTTAATTCCTGTGCCATCTATTGCAGATGTAAGGAATGTAATCAATGCTTGTTCTACAAATGATAATGAATCACCTGTTTGAATTCCTAGGACAGGAACATCTATTCCTGTATATTTAACACATCTGTCAGAGACAATCTCTGTACATCCGTTATAACAATTTGAGCAATTGGACATATTATTTATTTTTAAAAGATTTATTAACAAATATTTATTGTTGTAATATTACCTACAGGACAATTATTATAAATAACAGTACCATTAGGTTTACTAATTCTAATCCATGTAACATTTTGATGTGGTTGTGATTCATTATCACACATAGCATTATAAGTTAGCATTGTTGAAATTAATTTAAACTCAATATTACAATTTCCTGGATTAACATTTGCTATATTAATAGCCTGTTGTCCAGTTATAATAATTTCACTATATCTTGAAAGATAAGTTCCATTCCAAGTTCCTCCAGTTAAAGGAGCAGGAGTATTTAAATAATCTACACAAGTACGTTTACCTGATATAGTAATTTTACCATCAATACCATTAGAATTATTTAATAATGAATCACCTACATATATATTATTAGCGTTTATTTCAAAAAATGCTCTATTACAATTATGTACACCTACTTGAGTTGGACATGGATGAATATAAGTAGATGGAAGTAGAGCTAAATCTTCTTGTGTATCAATATATATTGTTTCTATTTTAAGTCCTACTAATGAATTTATAATAGGATTATTTGAAAATGTAGTAGTAGTTGTGGTTGTTGAACTAGTAGAACTACTAGTTGTAGTAGATGTACTACTTGTACTGGTTGTAGTAGAAATTTCAGGACATAAACCACCAATACAATCAGCTCCAATTGTAATTGTTACATCAGGATTAAATGCCTCTACACAACATCCACAATATTGATTAGTAGCACCTGGTAATATTGTATCATATCGAGTAACTCCATTACAATCAATATATAAAATCTCTTGATTTAAATCATCTCCATTATAAAAAGTTAAACATTTACAAGAACCAATTGTTGTAGTTGTGGTAGTAGTAGTAGAACTAGAACTAGTTGAACTAGAACTAGTTGTTGTTGTAGAAGGATTTGGTACCACTGTAATATCACAAGGTTCTTCTAAACAAGGTTCTGGTGTATTACATCTACTAACACATCCCACTGTAAGACGTATCACTTTACTAGCTATCATATTTACTGAGTACATATGTGCATAGTTAGGATTGCAATACTTATGAGTTAATATTCTTCTATAGCCTATTAACTGAAGAATGTCACCAGCAGGTATAGGTTTGTTCAACATGTAAGAAACATTGTTGTACAAATTATTACCAAGCTCTGCTAATTTACAATCTATCTTTTTAAGTAGAGAAGGAATATTAGCACATTCTGGGCAATTAGTTAGTCTTGGTGATAACATAATATTAATTTTTATTTATTTACTTTAGAAGCGCAGGTGCCACATAGTCCATCTCTCAATTGACATCCACACCCCACATTAGCTCCACATGA